ATCTATATTTTTAATATACTCTTTATATAAGTTTGATGTGTAATTACCTGTATTAGTTTCTTTAGTAGCTTTGGCAGCTGTAAATTCTACCAAATACTTACTATATAAATCATTAAGCTCGCTAGCGTTAGTTAGATCTGAATAATAGTTTTTAAATGTTTTAAATGTTACAGGAGCTACTGTATCTAAGCTTATCATAAATTAAGACCCTTTCGTAATTGGTAATCTATATTTTTATTTATCTCTGTTTCTAATGAGCCTATAGGGTTGTTAAATGTTGCAGATACAGAAGTAACACTATCGGAGTGTAATAAACTATTTCTCACTTTGTTTGAACTTCCAGGTATGTAAGAGTAGAAATCATATATTTGCTTTAAACCAGATGCTCCTGACACGCTTGTATCTAAACCCCAACCCCAATCGCTGTTAATATTATAAGCACTCAATGGATAAGCACTCACCGGGCTGGCAGAAGTTGGGTAAGTATGAGATCCAGGTATAGATTGCGGATCAATAATTATATGTTCGTTATTAAACTTTTGTACTGCAACAAATTTATTACCTTTACGTACTGTGTAGTACTCGGGTAAAATTCTTAATTTATAATTAACATTTTGTCCTGATGTTCCTGGTACTGAAGTATTGTATTGTTCTCTGTCTCCAGTCAATCGCTTGAGCTTAACAGATATTAAGTCGTATATTCTTTCTAATTCTGGTGGTATAGCATTTACTGGAAAATTATACTCTTCATTTAAAAATGAAAATAACTTTTTAAGTACACTAACCTTACATGTATCAACGTCAGTATTGTTGACAACAAAGTTACTAATCTTTTCATATAACGACTTACCTAATGTGTTAGGTCCGCTACTTAATGTACCGACTATAGAACCTAAAACACCATCGAAGAAACTATCATAGTCATATAAAAACTCCTGAAATCTATAACTTTTTAAAGTCTCAGCATAATCAAAATTCTTCTCATTAATCTTGAATAACTCTTCTCCCCCTGATGGTAAGACAGTAAATGTATATTGACCTGATATTACCGGGCTAGAGCTATATGGCTTACCACTTACTGAAATAGTATGTAACCCAGTTACAGTAGGAGTAAAATTAAAATAGAAAAAGGAATCAATTTCACTACTACTTAAAGAAGTACTATATGGAAATTCTGCAGAGCTAACACTTGATATATAACTACTTGTTGAACCGGTTGCGTCACCAGGTCCTTTGACTTCAACTTTAAATCTACCTGTAGTACCTAAATCAAACCCACTATTATCGTAATAAAATTTATTGAAGAATTTTAGAGGTTGTTTTTTAAGTATGTCTCTATTTGTATTACTAACTGTAGTAGTGTCTGACGATAAAGTAGCATTTACAAAAACTCTAAATTTATCTCCCTGTCTTTTTGTAGCTGGGAGAGTCATATCAGCTAAACCTGTACTAGTTAGCTTTAATTCTAATCCACCAACTCTACTTGCTACAACATTAGCGGATACCATTGCTACATTACTCTCTGCGTAATTAATTTTTGCTAAGTTTAAATTCGTATCGATATTATTAACAAAATAATCTTTAATAGTATGAGAAGACGTATCAATTGCTCCGTATATTTTAACCGCTCCCGGTTTATCATCATAATAATATACAGAACCTTTAGTTTCGTATCCTAATACTTTAGACCCAGAGATTGGGGAGCTACCAACATATATAGGATTCTCACCGTTAAGTACATAATGTCTAGGAGTGAGACGTACTCTTACAGCGTTTTTAATTTTTTGTAAGTTGTTATCTTCATTTAAAATATAAAATGTTCTAAAAGGTAATAAGTGCGCGTACTTATAATTAAAATCAAATAGCTCTGCGTTATATGAACCTGATGCTGCGAAGTAAATAGTATTACCTTCAGATTGATAATCTTGCCAGGTTGTAGTTAAGGAATATTCTATTTTATTATTATCCTCTTTAAACTGACCAGCTAATATATTTTTATCAGCTCCTCGGGTGAATTTTAAAGAAGTAGTAACTTTATTTTTAATTGTTAGCTCTCTTGTGAGTATATTAAGTAAAGCGTCTCCTTTATTATCGTAAAAATATAAGGATACGGTATAATTACCTGGGTAGTTATAAGTATGAGTTGCAGAGTATGTATCCGCTGCACTCAAAGTGTAGCCATCTCCGAAATCCCAAACCATTTTTACTTGGCTTAGTTCTTTATGGTGCTTTTCGAGAAAGTCTCCAGTTAAGTTAGGAGTAAACGTAAACTCGGTAATTCTTGTATATCCACTTAGAGTACCAGGGGACACTGTAATAGGTACACTAACTGATAGCGTACAATCTGATATACCGTTAACTGTATCACAATTAGCCATTATTAGTATTCAGTTACTACACTTGATTTAGTTACTGCTTCAACTTTTATTCTATTTTTTATTGAAGCTTGATTTTCTATGTATGGGATTTGAAAATACTTTAATTGCATATTTGAATCAAATATCTTCAAGTCTCTACCGTTGTAAATTGGATTGTATATACCTAAACTTAATCCATTGGCTTTTAAATCTAAATCTTCTCTATAGGTGTAAAAACCTACAACGCCTTCTACTCCTAAAATATCTGCATTCAATTTCTTTACATCAATCACCTGACCTAATTTTGCAGTATTGAAGTAATTGTTAATAATATTATAAACTTTATCAATCATAGTATTGTCATTTATGATTGAAGTAGTATTACGCTCGATTACCAAGCTTGTGTAATCTTTATTTTGTACTATATTATTCTCTGTCGAGGATTTGAGCACAAAGTCTACAACAAGATAAACTGGGTCGAGAAAAGTAACTTCAGAATTTAGTAGTTTATATTTTCTTATCTCCTGAATAATCTCATTTTTAAGAGCTGGTGAAATATAATTTGATCTTGTTACTACTGTATTATCTTTTTTGAACTTAGGAACAATAGTGAAGAAAATATTGTTAAAGTTAAAACTATCACTAAAGGTGTATTGATTGAATAATGCATTACTATGATCAGTAAAAGAGTTGAGACCTAATTCTGTAGTAATGTATTTTCTGAAAGTGTTTAAATAATCTGAATTGTTGCTTACCTTAACATCATATATAAGATTTTTGAAATTTCTTCTCACGAAATTTTCATAATCAGGCTTAGTTATTAACTTATATTCAGAGCTGAAAAACTTAGGAGCGTTAGTTCTAATATCTTCTACAGTTTCTTCGGTATCATAATCTGTACTATCTTCTGTATTAGAAGCATTATATTTACACTATTCGCTATATCAATATAATTTAAAGATGTATCTTTTATTTGGCTAAAGATTTCATCAAATCTAGTCGTGTTATAAATGTTAATTGAAGTTTGGTTAAAATGATTTTTAGTTATCTTACCAGATTGACCAGCTGAAGAGATGTAATATATTGCGATATTATCCCCTGAGGTTAATTTTTTACCATTTATATTATTACCAAATTTTATTTCGTAATTTTTATTTTGATTGTATCTACATTCGAATGATCTGTCATTAGAGTCAGATAAGAACAAAGAAGGCACTCTTTTATATTCATACCATTTATTACTTTTTATCTCTTTTACAAAAACAAAAATACTGAAATGATCGATATTTACACCTGGGCCTGGTAATAAGTTTATTACTTCAGAATTTTCACCAGCTGCTGTTGCTGTTGGGTATTCTTGAAACCTACCTTCATAAAATAATGTATTATTGATAGGCTGCATTATTTCAGTACCGTTGGTAGTTTTTCTGAAAGTTATATCTCTAGGAACTGAATAAGTCTTGCCGTTACTTGATAGGAAAGAAAATCGAGGTAAAGTGTAATAACCTGAAGTAAGAGAATTTGTACCTCTGATATCCATATTAGCAACTGCGGTTTGTCTACCAACAGGTTTATAGTCAATAAGCTTAACTATACGGTTCATATTTTCGTATAGTTGTGTATCAGTGAATACTGCTTCAGAGCTAGTCTGATTCAAATAAAACATTAATGTATGGAAAGAATATCCAA